CTTACTAAGTGGTCGCTACATTGTGAATGGAGTTAGGTTCTAATGAACAAATACATTCGTAACTTCTTTATTGCAATCATCTTTATTGTTGTTATCGCTTTTCTCTTTGATACCACAACACCTGATGAGTGCAAATTACCTACCGAACAACTCAGTCAGTTTTGCATTGACCTTCTTTATCCCTAGTCAGTTGCAATCTTCTTTAATAACTAATACACAACTTAATAATTGTCAGTCCCTATCCGTATCGTTACAAAATAAAAAGGAGAACAAATCATGGCGCAAATTACATACAACAAATGCTCGGTGTGTGGTCGCTTAGTTGTGAATAACTATTGCTCACACCCAACAACAGAAAAGGAGAACAAATCATGACAATCAAAATCAAACGCCAAAAGAAGTTATCACTACAAAACAAATTGCAATCTGCTCACGAAATACATGAGGCTTTTACATTCTTGTATCCCGAACTCACTTCTGATGAAGTGAAAGACAGGTTGCTATTTACTCTCGCCACTATTGCAGATAGCGAACTGTTGCAGTTGCTTTGGAATAGTACGAACGAACTCGCAAATAAAAAGGTTGATGAGGTCAGCAATCTTTATGTTTCATTCTTATCCGATACAAATAACAACAACAACTAACAACTAATAGAAACGGAATAAATAAATGTCATACGCAATTCTCATCTCAGGTCAATCTTCTTTAACAGATACAAAACAAATCATTGTCGCTAGTCATGGTGGCAATCACTACGCATGGACACGCACTACAAATGGTGGTCGTGGCGAAAGTAATTCTTGGTCAGTAGATAACTACAACGACTTAATTACAGTTGCCAATCTTGATTACCCAATTATCGGTGAGGTTCTTTCGTCACCACTTACAGAAGTTGATGTATCTGCAATTACAAATGGTGAGATACCAAATGTGTTGATACAAAAACTAACTAAGCAGTACCGACTACGACACACAACAGTTGATAACACTCGCACTATCAAAAGTGTTCTTGATGAAGTGGCGCAGTTAATTGCACAAGACCCTGCACTACTAAGTAAGTATCGCTCTGACGGCAGAAGCGATAAGAACGCAACAGTCAAAACACAATCCGAGGGGACAAAACAAATGACAACTACTATCAACCCAATCGCTAACTCACCAATCGTAATCAACAGAGTTGAACGCGATACAACTGAAAGCACAATGGCTTACATACCTTCTTTAACTAGCGAAGCGGTACGCACTTATGTACCACGCAAGTTTGCAGACGGACTAACAGAAGAACAGATTTATACATACGCATTGAAGTCAAAGAAGAATGTATCTGTTCAAGGTCATGCAGGAACAGGCAAGACAACTTCTTTCATGACATTCTCTGCAAAGCATGGCTTGGAGTTTGGTTCAATGTCATGTAACGCAGGTGTAGAGCCTTCACAATTCTTTGGTCGCTATGTACCAAATGCAGAAGGTAAGTTGGAATGGCGTGACGGATTATTTACACACTTCTTCCGTAATGGTGGTGTGTTAGTAATTGACGAAGCGAACTTCTTACCGCAGAAAATTGCAAGCGTTCTGCATGGTGTTCTTGATGACCGCAGAGTATTAACTTTGTTAGAGCATGACGGCGAAGTTATTACGGCACATGAGAACTTACTTATCGCTATGTGCTACAACGACGGATACAAAGGTACTTCTAAGTTTAATGAAGCGTTCGCAGACCGCTTTTGGATTAAGTTGAACTTTGAGTACGACACCGACATTGAAAAGAAGTTTATTCCTTCTAACACTTTGTTGGAACTCGCAAAGTCAATGAGAGCAGACACAATCGCAGGTGTTTATGAAACACCAGTATCAACTCGTTTGTTAAAGCAGTTTGTTGATTTAGCACAGAACCTAAGTTACGACTTTGCAGTTGATAACTTTGTAAATAATTTCAGAGATGATGAGCGCGGTAGCGTGAAACTTCTTTTGGACTCACAACGCCACAACTTAGAGCAAGAACTAACAGGGAAGGTAAGTGAATAACAATGTTCATTCTGCAAGATGAGAACGAGAAAGAAAAGCAAGCAACACTAAAGCGCAATCGCGTTACCGCACTCGGTGGCGTGTTTGGCAAAACACTATCTGTTCTAACAAGCCACAAAATTAGTGTGCATGTTGTAGATAGAAAAGAGATGAAAGCCCCTGCATGGTCAAGCACAAAAGAAGTTTGGCTTAATCTTGCAGAGATTAAAGACAACTTCACCGCACGCAGTATTACTTCATTGAATGGTTTGTCATTTCATGAACTAGGACACTTGAAATACACACCACGCAACGGAAGTAATCTTGTGCAGTTAATCAAGCAAGAACAAAAGCAGAATGAATTGTGGGAAGCGTTCAACTGTTTAGAAGATAGTCGCATTGAGTATCTTCTTACAGGTTGGTTGCCTTCTATTAAGTCATGGCTTACCGCAACTATGTGTGACTACTTACTAAGTGATGATGAAACAATCTCGCGTTCATTCCCACTTGTGTATGGTCGCAAATACTTACCACTTGAATTGCGACAACTATCAAGCGATAAGTTTATTATGCCTGAGATACAACAAGAACTAGCAGATGTAATTGACGATTACAACACGCTAACTCTTACAGGTAATGATGAATACACAGAACACGCTTTCAATCTTATTAAGAGGTTCAATGAACTTCTTAATCAGTTGCCACCACTACCGCAATCACCACAAAGCGGTGAAGGTGACGGCGAAGGTGAAGGCACAACTGTTGTTGTTCGTATCAAGAACCCTAATGGTCATGAAGGCAGACCAACACAGGGTTACGAGAGCAGTAGCAATCGCCCTGCTAGTGCAAAAGAACAAGAGCGCAATCGTCAGAGTGCAAAGAAGAATGTTGTTGAAGTAGTTATAGATACAACACCAAAGCCAAAAGAAGATACTTCCGCAGGGACAAAATCTTCTGACACACAAGACGAAGCACAATCACAATCACAATCAGAGCCACAATCACAATCACCAAAAGATAATTCTTTTGATGATGATTTTGATTTCGGTGATGATGATGATTTTGATTTCGGTGATGAAGGTGGCAATAGTAAATCAGCAGGTAATCAAGACGGAGAAACAGGTACTAATCAACAGGTATCAGACACTCTCAATGACATTCTTGCAGGTGTAATTGACTCACTTACAAAAGACATAACCGACATAGCAAATCAAATCGGAGTTAATCCCGACTTGGTTGGTGGTAATGCAAAGACACCCGACAAAGCAAATTACAACGAAGTGCGTATCCCCGAAGAACTCACACTTCTTGCAAAGAACTTTGGTGTTGAACTAGAACGCTTGCGAGCAGACTTTGACCCTGCATGGCTCAATGGTGAGCGTTCAGGAAAGTTAAATGCGAGTCGTTACTTACTCGGTCACGATTTAGATACTGTCTTTGATGAATGGACAGAAGGGCGTGATGATGTAACTTCTATTGAAGCAGTAATTTTGTTAGATAGAAGTGGGTCAATGAGTGGCAACAATGCAGACAACGCATACAAATCTATGTGGGCAATCAAGAAGGCACTAGAGCGCGTAGAAGCACGAACAACTGTTGTTACTTTTGATAACGGCACTCATCTTCTTTATGGTGCAGAAGATAAAGCAGGTACAACAATTCGTGACTCAGGTGCGAGTGGTGGAACAAATCCACATGACTCAATCATGTATGCAAAGCGTGTTCTTGCAGAGAGCGACAAAGCAATCAAGATTTTGTTCATGATTACTGACGGCGCATGGGACACACAAGAAGGAGAGAAGGCAGTCCTAGAGATGAAGAACGCAGGTGTTCTTACATGTCAGGCACTTATCTCAGGTTACGAAGTAAATGCAGAGACACTTAATCAGTACCGACATGGGTTTGAGTTAATGACTTCAATGAAGTCTGCAAAAGACATTCTCATTCTCGGTAAAGATTTAGTACGACTTGCAATCGGGCGCAACTTAGTTAATGCCTAAAGAAGTTACACAATGGGGGCAATCAAATCGGTTGCCCCCACTAACAAAAACGAAACGGAGTAATACAAATGAAACTATCTGAAATCAAATTGAATGGCGAGTACGCAATCGTTCCTTCATGGACATACAACAACAAAAGCGCAAGAGACATAGACACAGTACGAGAGAATGATGTTGTTAAATCAACAGTTGTCTCACTTGATAAGTATGAGTACGAGCCAAGCAATCGCAAAGACTCTCCTTCATTCACCAAAGCACAACAGGGCAATCGTTCTGTTGGAATTATTGTCAAAGCAACTGATAACAATGGCAAAGACTTCTACTGGACTTCACGACTTGCAGATGTAGTTGCAGAGTGGTCTGTCTTAGAACCTAAGTGGAACTCTGCTAAGTCTAAAGAAGAAGAAGAACGCAAGGCGCGTGAAGAAGCGCAACGCCAAGAACGCGAACTACGCAGAACAGTAGAAGAAGAAGTAGAACGCTCACGCAACTCTGTTATGTCTAGTGCTAAAGAACTCTTAGGTGCTAACACAACAGTTGAAGTAACTACAAGAGGTTACGGAATAGATTACAAAGCAACAGTTGAAATCTCACTTGCAGAGTTTGAGCGACTACTTGAACTCTCTTATGAAGGGAAGGCAATTAACTAATGGAACTACAAATTACTAACACAGAACTCTCGGTGATACTTGAAGCGTTAGGTAGGCAGAAGGCTTATCTCAATGAACAAGGCAACAGAGAGTCAGCACACAAAGTAAGCCAACTACAAGCACAACTAAAGAATGGAGAAAAATAAAATGGGACAAGAACTACTAGATGTAACAGGGTATCAACGCAGACCAAGAAAGTTTTTTGTTGCTACCAATAGCAAGGGATACAAAGCAGTAAGAGGTAGTGCAGAGAAAGATTATTCTTATTGCGTAATTGCAAAAGAGTATTCTCAATGGGGAAGTATCTATGCCTCATGGTCTGCAACAGAACACAACGCGAATAAGTATTGCAAGACATGGAACAACAGAGAAGCAGACCGCTACGAAGTTGTGAAGTGTGTGCAGGTAACGGCTAAAGAAGCAAGACTAATTAAGAAGCAAATGACACTTGACTTCTTAAACCAATCCGCAGGGACAAACCTACAAGAACAGGAGAACAACTCATGACACAACTAGCAACACACCGCACAGGCGGTTCAAGAGGCGCAAATGGATACGGAGAATACAAAGTGCGCTACGCAAGCCCCAAGCAACAACTATTCATAGCAACACTACTTGATACAAAAGAACATTCTTTTGTAGATGTAGATGTCGCAACACTTAATGTGCAAGGTGCAAAAGAACTCATAACAAAGTTACTTGCACTACCAAACAAAGCAGGAGTTGTTGTGCCACCGAGTGCAAAGCAAATCTCTTTTGCAACTTCTTTAATCCAAAAGAAGGAAGGCGGATTAGCAACACTCAATCACTATCTATACAACGCGAAGGTAAAGACACTTGAAGAACTAAGTCGCACAGATGTATCTTCAATTATCAACGCACTAACACAAGCACAAGACAAACCTGAGCCAATCAAAATAACTATAAAAGATGTTGGTGCGTATCTTCTTAATGAAGTTGTTTATTCAATCCGAGAAGGTAAGCAAAGCGGAAGGTTGCAGGTGTGGTCTTACTCTGATGTTGCGAAGAAGTATGTTCGTGACTTTACAAATGAAAAAGAAGTGTTGTCTAAGGTTGAACTAACAGACCGCTTAACACTAGACAAAGCAATTAAATACTCTGCACAGACAGGCAGTTGTGTGCATTGTGGTCGCACGCTAACACTTCTAAAGAGTGTTGCAGGTGGCATGGGTGCAATCTGCGCCAAGAAGTACCACTAACTAAAAGAGAGAGGGTAATCAAATGAAAGTAAGTGAGTTACAAGAACTACTAAAGAAGTATGAACAAGATACAGAACTCGTAGTAGCACTATGGGATAAAGAATGTTTCAAAGCGTTAGATACAGAAGCAAGACTTCTTACTGATAGCGAATGGAACTATGTTGCAGAAAACTTCAGCGTACAAATGCACGACCAAATGTTGGGCGCGAGTATTCGTGGAGTGTTAGAAAACAAAATGCAAAGTGAAGATGTAAAAACAGAAGTGTTTATTGCAGACTTCATGGCAGATTACGAAGCAGGTATTACAGACAATCAACTATGGGATAAGGAGTAACAAATGAGAACAGTTAAAGAAGTTATAGATTATCTATCCGCACTTAATCAAGACGATAAAATCTGGGCAATCTGGGTTGATAAAGAAGAATTAGCACAGATACTTACAGACCAAGAATACGAAGATGAGAATGGAAATCTAATTGAAGTCAAACCAAAAGAAATTACAAATGACTTTCTTGAAGATGTAATGCGTAGAGTTGATAACGCAGACTATGTATGGGACAGGTTCTCAGAAGAAGTGCGAGATGAAGCACGAAGCAGGTGGGAAGAAGAACACAACGAACTAGAAGAAGCAAAAGAAGATACAGACCTATGGGATAAGGAGTAAAGGCATGGCAACACTAATCACACAAGAACAAACAAATGTTAGTGCAAGAAGTCACTTGTCGTTTAATTGCGACATAAAGTTAAAAGATAGTGAGCAGATACTCATTGACATTGAAGAACGAGAATGGACAAATGGAAGTTATCAAGGAACAGGAGTCTTTAAGAAGGTTCGCTTAGAAGAACTTACTTACAACTCGGCTCGTTCAGATGACAAAACAGTAAGTCTTTACTCACTAGAAGTGCGTGGGTTTAAGAAAGATAAAGGCTTGCGATACAGAACAGAGATGGTCTATAACTTAGACCAAAAGACGATTGAACAAATCCCTGACGAGTATCACAACTACGCAAGAGAAGCGTTCGCAAAAGAAATGATAGAACTACAAAAAGAACTAACTACTATGACTAACGGAGGCGTACAAATTGGAAACAAACAATACACACCAATCACACTTTAATTCCGCAGGGACAAAGCGTGACAAAGAACGAGTGCTAATCGGAACAAAGGTGTCAAAGCACGACATGACACTACCAACAGAGTGTGCAGAGGCTTTGGGGGGCTTACCACTAGCAGAACGCAAAGCGTATGCAACCTTGTTGCACAATGCTGGCTGGACACTTACTTGTATCGCTAAGGCAATTCACTTAACGAGAGAGTCCATTCGTCTTTATACACTTGTTGAACACACAGGAGAAGTGCTTGCAAAAGTTAAGCACTTACCTATTCAGCAACCGCCAACAGTAGAAGTCTTTAAGGAGATGATTAAGAGAGTTACGCCTGACCCACAAATCTTGGCGCAACTAAAAGAACTTCAACCTAAAGTCTTTTTGGTTAGAGGCAAAGGCAAATCTAATCGTGAAGAAGCAGAACTTTATACGAAACTTATTTATGAACTTATGCAAAGTGGAGTATCGGGTTATCGCATAGCAAAAGAACTTGGAGTGACTCATAGTGCGCTGGCGTTTCGTCTAGTGCGTTACGGATACACAACAAGCAACGGCAAATCAAGGTCATACAGACAACTAACACACAGAAGCAAAGGAGAAGAAACAAATGCCTAATTGGTGTATTAACGATTTAATCATTGAAGGTAAGCCAAAAGAACTTAGCAAAATCATGAAGCAACTTGAAGTCACTAGAAGTGAAGCAACGAGTGAGCATGATGTAACTATCTTCTCTTGCCAAAAGGTAATCCCACGACCTGCCGATAAAGACAATGACTGGTACGAGTGGAATGTAGCCAACTGGGGAAGTAAGTGGGATACCAATGACCCTCGCTTAGACAACTCAGACTGGGAGAACGGAGTTATCCGTTACACCTTTGATACGGCATGGAGTCCTATCATTCCTGTTGTTGAAGCACTAGCAAAAGAACATAAGAAGGTCACTATCACTTACAACTACTACGAAACTGGTAGTGACTTTTGGGGAGAGCATGAGTATAAGAAGGGTGAGATAACTTCTTTTGATGAAGGCTCTGTATCTGACGCGAGTTGCGAACGACTTGAATACTTAATGGGAGAACACCATAATTGCCAAGAGTGTTGGGGCGAGATTGAGTGTTTAGGAGAAGCAACTCACCAACTCTGCACAGAGTGTGAAGAACTAATAGAAGAAGCAGACAAGGCACTATGGGAAGGAGAAGTAAATGGCAACAAACCGCTTGCAGATGTATCAAGTATCTAGCGGTATCTATCAAACTAAAGATGATTTATTTCAGATAAAGAAGATAGATAACAAGTGGAGTTGGTTCATGAGAAGTGGCTCTGATTGGATAGCAAAAGACAGAAGAAAATACAAAACAAAGTCGTGGTGCGAAAAGTGCATTGACCAAGAAAGTGGCTTTATGTATGACGACTCAACTCTATGGGAAGGCTAAAAGAAGAATGGTACTAGACACAGGAACACTAATCGGAATAGTAATCGCACTAGCAGGTTCTCTCTCAGTAATGGGATTATTTTGGAGAGAGAACATTCATCTGCAAAAGAAGGTGCGAGTGCTACAAGTTGCACTACGAGATGAAAGAAGGAAGCACAATGGGTGAGTTATTCATTCGCAAACTGACAGAAGCAGATGAACTATGGGTCTGCGATAGTTGCAATCAAGAGGGTGTCCGAGCCAACGGCAAAGACATTTCAAGCAATAAAGAAGTTGTAATGTGGTTCTGTTACAACTGTATGCAAAAGGTACTGGTATGAAGTGCCAAGAAAAGACCGCGTACCCAACACAAGCACAAGCAGAAAGAGCCATGACTTTGATTTGGAAAAATCATTGGTTGAACAACACTAGAAAGAAGCCATGCTCTACCTATAAGTGCAACATCTGTAACAGGTGGCACTTAACAAGCCAAGCCCGAAGGGACAAAACAAATAACACCAAAAACTAAGACCTGCATAGGTTGTTTCCACAACCTACCGCTATCGCAGTTTAACAAGCACATACAAGGTCAATACGAAAAGAGAGCAAGGTGTAAGAAGTGCCAAGCAATCCTTCGTAAAGGCTCTGTTGCACGAATGGCAAAGCGCAAAGCGTTACTGGCACAAGGCAAAAGACCTTGTAATGGTTGCGGTAAAGCCAAGCCCCTATCTGCCTTTCAGCCAAAGGTGCAAGCCAATGGTAAAGAAGGTTGGGAAGGTAAGTGCAAGCCATGTGTATCTAAACGCCAAAAGAACAATCATGCAGTTAGAAATCTATCTGCAAGAAAGTTGGTGTTTGAGTATCTAAAGAAGAACCCTTGCATAGATTGTGGTGAAGCAAATGTCTTAGCACTAGAGTTTGACCATGTTCATAGCAAGAAGTTTGACATAGGTACGGCACTCAATAGCAATACCGCTATTAAGTTGTTACAGAAAGAGATAAAGAAGTGTGTTGTTCGTTGTTCTAGTTGTCATAGAATAAAGACACACTTAGAAATTAACTCATGGCGTTTCCAAATGTCTTTAAGAGATAAAGACACAAGCCGTAAAGTTAAAAGCACCAAGCAATACAAAGCGTTAAAGAAGGTTAAATAAACTACATTAAAGGGGGTAGGTTGCCAAGTGCAATCTACCCCCTTTTTTGTTTTGCCTTCTAAGTTACTCGCTGGTAGGTTGTCCTTATGGCTTACGCAATCAAACGCAAAGGGCGATTTACCGCCTATTACCGCCAAGACGGAAAAGTCAAATCCGTAGGAACTTACTCATCTAGGGCTAAAGCACTTAACGCTGGATTACTCGCAGAAGAAGGCGAGTTTAATCTAATGCCCGAAAACCAAAAGACCTTTAACAATTACCTAGAGCAATTAGCACTCTCAAACGACATCAGAGTCATAACCCGCAAGACTTACTTAACCCTGCTAAAGAAGTATGCCCAACCCTCTTTTGGCACTAAGCGCATCTCCGCCATAACCAAGCGTGATGTTAAAGCACTATTTGATGACCTCGCAAGCAAAGGGGTCAGCCCAAGCACTATCTCGCACCTTAAGACTTCTTTAGGGTCGCTGTTCAGGCTCGCTGTTGATGACGAAGCGATAGCCACAAATCCCACCCACCGCATACGCATAGCCAATCCAAAGCCCGACCCCACCTACACGCTAGAGCCACAGGACTTCCAAAAGATACTAAAGAACTTACCCACAGACGGAAGTGTTCTTTTGGCTCGTTTCCTCATAGCCTCTGGCTGCCGATACGGAGAAGCCACAGAACTCAGAGTCAAAGACTTTAACTTCCAATCCAAAGAGGTTTATGTCAGGCGCACAGTTTCAGATGTAGGCTACGCAAACATGCCCGCAGGGACAAAGTCCAAGGGGACAAGATTTCTCGTAGTGCCATCTACAAAGAACGGCAACAAGAGAACCGTTGTTCTGAGCTCAGCTCTGATAGCAGAGATAAAGACGTTTGTAAAGGCTAAAGCCCTATCAAAAGAAGAGTTGCTCTTCTCAAAGCACCTGGTTGAGAAGAACGATAAACTAGGAAGTCCTACCACAAGTGTGGTGGGAGAGCCTTACACCATTGGAAGCAGGTCATTCCAACACGCAACGGCGTATTCATACAATGTCGGCGGTTGTAGGTGTAAAGCATGTAAGGAAGCGGTCAGGGAGTACCGCAATCACTATAGAAAGGACAAGGGAAAGGGCAAGGTAGAAAGCCTTAGCAAGAGCGAAAGCCTTAGCAAAAGCCATAGCAGAAGCACTAGCGAAAGCGGTAGCAGAAGCCATAGCAATAGCAAAAGCCTTAGCAAAAGCGAAAGTCACCTACCTCGTGACAAGTGGCGAGCCATTTGGAACGAAGCCATCAACAAGTCAGGGATTGGTTGGTATCCCACTACTCACGACCTTCGGCACGCTAACGCCACTCAGTTGTTAAAGAACGGGGTGGATGTGCATGAGGTCAAAGAGAGGTTGGGTCACCAGTCAATCATAACGACGGAGAGATACCTGCACCGTATCCGTCACCAGCAGTCAAACGCAGCCGAGGTTGTGAATGACTATTTGGAGTGATTATGAAACTAACAAGAAAAGGCAAGATAGTGTTCGGGTCGTTGTTTACAGCGATGTTTGTGGCTTTAGGACTAGTGGTTCTACCACCAGCCCTTAGCCCAGAGCAAGCCGAAGCACAAGCAGTAGAGCAAGAAACGCAAGAAGATGTACTAGCCAAGTATGTCAATGCAGATGACCTAACTGACCCTCAGTTAATAGAGTTACTGCAAGCCGTAGGCTTCAAAGGTCACGACCTTAAAGAAGCATGGGCTATTGCGATGAAAGAATCACATGGTAACCCTCTATCTCACAACGGTAATCGTAAGACAGGAGACAACTCCTATGGTCTATTCCAAGTAAACATGCTTGGTTCATTGGGAGAAGGTAGAAGGGATAAGTTCAATTTGGCTTCTAATGCTGAACTGTTCAACCCTGTGGTTAATGCCCAAATTGCTTATCACATGAGCAATGGTGGTAAAGATTGGAGCGCATGGAAAGGCACTGAGACTAGCGTTGTAAAGCGTTGGTTAAAGAAGTTTCCATCCGAGCAATAATCGTAACCGAAGCAAAAGCCATAGCAAAAGCAGGCGCATAATAGGAAAGCCCCCCAAGTAATTGGGGGGCTTTTCTTAATCTCTACAGGAGTAACAAACCCCGTCAGAAGATTCTTTTGGGAGTTCTTCAAACTCTTCAAAGCATTTCAAGCATTTAACTTTCATTGCGTATCCTTGATTAATTTGACCTCACAGGCATCTGTTGTGCAGTAAGCCTCTCCAATAGCATCAGCAGCCATTCCAGCATAGACACCTGACAAGTCAATAGGCATCAAAGCCATACGAGAAGCCTCGTATTCTTCTTCTGTAATCTGCGTGTATGGCATCTGTGGATACACCATGTTGCCCATAGGCAAGAAACTAATCGTCTTTAGCTGACCATCGTGCATGTGCAAGATAGAAGCAATAGAGTCTGCTTCCTTCTCAGGGTCAAAGGTTACAGTTACAGAGACAGAGTTATCTGACCAGTAACGCTGTACGACTACAGCAAGTGCAACCTTCTCATGGACTGAAACTTCTTTTTCCGCACGCTTGGCGTTAGTCTCAATTGGGAAGAAGACAACGGAAGTTGTGTTAGGAGATTCAGAAGCAGGTTCAACGCGGTAGTTAGCCATCTTGAACAGAGGAAGCATTGGGTCAGTATTAGCAAAGCGAATTGCTCTGTTAAAGAACTTACCGCCTGAAGCCCAGTGAACGCCAGGAGACTCACCAGCCAAGATACTGACTGTGCCTGAAGGCTTAACAGTAGTCATCTTGATTGACTGACGGATTCCAAGCCACTCTGAGTAGGACTCGTCATACTTCTTTACGACTTCGTAACCATTGTTTAGCCAGTCACGCAATACAGTCCATCCGTTGTTGTCTGCAAAGTTTGCGATTCCTGAGATAGAAGTTCCAATACGGCGATTGCGTTGCATGATTGCATTTGTCTCTTCCCAGTGCGTTGGAAGAAGAGTCACAGTCTTGGCGTAAAGGTAAGCAAACTTCAATGTTCTTTTGAAGTCATCTAGGTCAGTGTGGCGGTTCAAGTAAGTTTCAACCAGAGTGCAACACTCGTAAGATTCAAGAGACTGCTCAGCACATGGGTTGTAGCCAGTTACACGCCAGTCCTTGTTGTTAGGTGGGTCAATGAGACGACCATACTTGCGGGATACATCCATCCACACAACTCCAGGCTCACCGTTACGGACAATGCCGTCAATAATCTTAGAGAAGTCTGAACCAACCTTTGCCTCTACAGAGTTGTTACTCATCCAAGCCCAGCCTGGGTTCTCTGGGTCGTAAGAGTTACGCTCAGGGAAGACCTCTGGGTTCTTAAGGTTTAAGAAGGTATCGTCATCAATCTGACCAATAAGAAGCTCAGCACTGCGACGTACGTTTCCTGAAACAACACAAACACCAATCATGTTGCCAATGTCGGCAATGTCAGTCTTGGTAAGTTTGTCTCCTGCACGATTAGCAAACATCTTGCTGATGTGGGTATGAAGTCTTAGGAGCGGTTCGTGTCCTGCGGCTGTACCACCAAAGGTTTTAATCGGAGTTCCTGCGGGTCTGATGAGCGAGTACTCAAAGACAGGGCGCTTCGTATCTGGCTTAAGGTAGGAATTGATAAGGGCGGCTGTAGATTCAACCCATCCTTCTCTGGTGTCAGGGATTTGATAGTCGTACTCTTCTTTTGGCTCATAAATTGTGAATTCCTTTTCTGCACCTTTGTCATCAAAGCCAACACCCACACCAAGCATGGATGCTTCCATAAGAAAAGCAAATGGCTTTGCTGGGTCTGTCTTTACCATTGACCCTGTAGATACGAACGCACAGTTCTGCAATGCTGCTGAGTTGCGTTGTTCGTTTACAAGAGGGGTACCCATTACCCACAGTCCACGTCCTGGTGGAGTCCACTTCAAATTGAAGAGGCGGTCAAAACCTTCTTTTGCTGAAGCTGCTGCTTTGGCATCTGACCATGGAAGCCTCTGTCGCTTAGCGTGGTCTTTCTGTAGTGAGTACATGCCATTGATGACTCGCTCACATACATCTACCCAAGTCTCCTTAGTACCATCTGCCTTCAGGCGAGAATAGGTACGGAGAAAGGTAATCTCTCCAACGGAGTTTCCAGCAGCATCCCTATACCCAAAAGGTGCCTTCTTGTCCTTGTACGAAGCGACGAAGTCGTTTGTTAATTCAAAAGAGAACAGACCCAATTCCTTACCACCATTTCTATGTTTGTGTAAATACCCCTCAACAGGGAGACCTATTGTGACGTGGCGAAACCTACCACGCACTTGTTAACTTTGTTTACTTCAAAATCTATCTTGGCAGGGTGAACCCTGATTCAATTACTGGGAAGTACTGTTATCAGATACTTAGTCTTCTAGTGAAGACTGGATAATCTTGGTGACTGTATCTTCTTTTAAGGCTTGAGGTAACTCTCTTAGAGCTTGAGCTTTGTCACCGAAGATAGCAGAGAGAACTCCACCAGAGCCTTGACGCTGAGCTGTAATCTGAATGAACTCTTTATCCGATGCCATGTCGTTAACTTCTTTAACCATCTTGATTAGGCGGTCAACTTCTTGAGACACGTTAGGGTCTGCGTATCCGCCGTTCATTTCTTCAGCAAAACGCATGAAAGCGACTCTCTGGCCCTGCATTTCAATCATTGAAGTCATCAAGGCTTTGAGTTGGTCTTTAGTCTTTACCTCAATTGGGAGGTTGAAGGCACACGTATTTAGGGGCTTGAACGCTGGACAGTTAGCCGCTACGAAGCAAGTGTCACACTGCCTTAAAGAAGTCTGCTGAGTTTGAACGACTGGGATGTCCATCAAAACGTCTTTGCCATCTTCGTCTGTTTCAACAACGGTCTTCATCTTGTACCCGAAAACAGGTAGGTTTTGAACCTCTGAAGGGTCTCTTTGGACTACTTCTTGGCGCTCAACTTTCCGCATCTCAGAGGCACTGTTATCAGAAGGTACCCCCCCTAATTCCATGCCTAACCCAGTGTATAGGGTGTCGCTGTTATCAGATACTTTGCCCTCTTTGCCACCATCAATGATGTGCAGGTTAGGGGTTTTCTTGTCCATGGATGACTCCAACTGTAGGTATGACCAGACGGCAACTCTAGTCGCTTCAAGGGTGTTATCTTGGCTAAACCCTAAATAGTCTAGTCCTGCCTTCTCCACAATGCGCTTGTAGCGAGGTCGTGCTTGGTCTTTCATTCGCTTTGGGTAGCGTTTAATCTGAGTGCCATCCCATACGATAGTTTCGCCTCTTCTCATGGGCGATAGCCATGACAATGTGCTGGCAGAGACAAATGGTATCTGTCGTAGGTTGTCTGGCTTAGCGCAGGCAAGGGCGTGGTAGGAGGTACCAAACTGCCTCTGATAGCCCCGTGTAAGGGCTGATAGGCTGGTTACAGACTCAATCTCTGCATTAGGTATGACCACGTTCTGATAGGTCTGAGACATGGCTTTCAAGGATGGCAGACCGTAACTCTCATGCCATACCACCCAGAACTTAGGGTCATGCTCGTAAAAGGGGCGCTGGGCTTCAACCCAGTCTTTGCCTAGAGTAACTGAATCAAACTCCATGTAGGCTGATGCTCGTTCAGAGTTATCCACAAGGAACTCTTGGTAATCAGCGGCTAAAGACGTTAACTCTTCTTTTGACAGCCCTGCTTTGTCAGCTTGAGCTGCACCAGACTCAATGAATACCTGAGTGTCAGCATCAAAGTGCTCGCTTATTAACCAGCGCTTAGTTGTAGGCAGTCCACGCTTGCGTAAAGTCCAAAAGTTGAGTCCCATTGACTCAACCTTTGAACCAAAAAGAAGATTGCGATTTGACCCTACTTCAGCACCGCTAAAGACGATACGCATCAGTCAGACCAGAGCTCAGCCACTGTGTCTTTAGGTCGTTGAGCTGCTTCAGCACGAGATGTATTAACTCTGTTTACTGCAGCTTCAATGTCAGACCAACGACGTACTTTCTTTGGGGCATCTGGTCGGTTCTCTACTCCTGCAAATCCTGGGTGGCTAAATAAGACTGCTGGTATGCGCTGCTGCTCAAACACCCAGGCACACATACTTGGGTCAGAGTCTACATACATCTCAATCGGAGCTCTGGAACGAGAAACAACGAATTGTCTCTTCTTTAGGTCTTCGCCCTCTAATGCAAAAGAAGAATCAATCAGGTCATCGTAATTGATGATACCGTGCGTCTGAAGCCAATGTTTTGCATCTGCTTCACCACGTGAGGTCATGATGGCTACACGATTACTGATGTTTAGGGCGTAGTAAAGCGCTACTCCTGCGCGGATTGGTTCCCCAGAGTCCGAACTAAGTACGCCGTCTAGTGATACGAGTATGTTCATTTATCCCTTTGCTCGGTATGTTGCCGCTCTACGAATTAGGGTCTGAGTATCTGGCAGCTCAACACCGTAAGTATCGTCTGCTTGTTGGGTTTTATAGGCTGACCAGTACTCAGACAGTTTCTTTAGGGCAGGTACGGTTCCGTACTTCTTTCCAGCCTGCCATCTGTAGTTATAAAAATCGGAATACCCTTGACCTTCTTGACGGAACGCGAACTTGCGAGCACCGTGAATGTCGTCGTACAAGGCAGAACCCTGAGTCAGGGCTGCGTGTAGTTGTGCCTCTGCATTGCGACGTGCTGCATCGTTCTGAGCGCCCTGTAGGTCAGTCAGCGCCTTTGTGTAACGAGTTACGATGGTTGTGGCTACAGATAGGTCACGCTTTGCTACTTCATCCCAGACTCTGTTCTCTGGAGCAGTTGATTGTGACGGGTGTACAGTCCACTCATTGTGAGTTAAGTCGTAGGCTGCATAAGGGTTGATAGAGCGAATGTCTGTAGCACCTGGATTGACGTAGAAGGTAACCTCAAACCCATTCCAGTTCTCTGTCTGTGGCTGTAGTTTAGTGCGGAAACCTTCGTTTAACATACGACTGATTTCTACATCGCCAAGTCCTGCATACTCTGGATGCGCTCTGCGGAACTGTACATAATCTACGCCGATAAGAACATCTAGGTCACCTGGCTCACGTGCTGCTGACCATTGGTATGAAACTCCAGAGCCTGCAATCCATACGTGTGTCCATAGATTTGGATGACGGTACTCTTCGTTTAGAAAACCAAAAAGAAGATGCAGGATACCGTTTCGTACCCAGCCCTTCATAGTTGTTCCTGAGAATAACTTTGGGTCTAGTTCGGTTTCTGGAGAAGAAAAATAGGATGTAGAAGTGCCCTGGATGTGTACAGGGTTTGAGTTACTACCTAGGTTTCTAAACATGCCTTTAGTTTAGAGGTTATTGCGCTTTAGTTGGGTCTATCCCACGTTCGGATAATGCCTCAGCAATTTTGGCACGCTGTTGCTCACTTGGTGGCACAGGCTGTAGAGCATCTACCACCGCTTTTGCAACGCGGTCAGCCAATAAGAAATCATCAATTTCAGACACAAGTTGCTTGCTAGTCTGGTAAATGTCGTAGGTTGTAGCAGAACGCATTACTCCCTCACTTACGGGAATTGTCTCAAGAGTTCCATCTAACTTAATTACAACGGTGTAAGCGGCTTGTATCTTAGGGGCATCTTCAGTCATTAGTTGAGTCCTAACAGTCTTTGTTTGCGTTGGTTTACCGCAATTGAAACTGGGCAGAAATTACACAAGTAAGTCTTTGGACCTGCTTCATCCTGGTACTTTGCCATTCCTTCTGCCTTACGTTCTTTTGCAGTATTGGGAATCAGGAGTTTACTCTTATTTTGCCAGTCTCCGCAACCGTCTTTTGGCTTGTTGTGCTGTTGGTAGCAGGACATAGCGTCTTCAAGAAACATGGAACGAGAGTCATAAAAGGTATCGTCAATTTCGGCTAGACCCTTTGAGCCTCCGCCTTTAATCTGGTTAATAATTTCTTTTTTAGACTCAGACTTTGCCCATGCTCGCAAAGGAAGAACAAACAACTTACCCTTGTGCGGTTCTCCTGATGGGAACACATGGGACTCACAGGCAATAGCCAGTAAGTGGTCTAACTCTGGGTCGCCATCAAACGGCGGAAGTTCATCTAGGGATTGACAGACGAGACAGTACAACAACCGAAACATCGGTTCATTGTCCATCTTCTTTTCGCCAAGAATAGGTACGTTACTCATTGTGCTCCTTGTAGTAGTCCGATTAGCTTAACAGATTATGCGTTCCACAACTTATGGTCTGATTCTTCCTGCTTTGCTTTGCGTTTTGCTGCACGTGCTTCCATCTTCTTGTCTCGCTCACTCTTTACGCCAATTGCTTGACGAACGATTGACTGGTGACGACCAGTAGATGGGCTGTGTGAAACATCTGGATAAATCCATCCACCTGCGTGGTGGACAGCAATAGGTGTGCCATAAGAACGAACGTGGTAGTCAGTAGTATTTGCTACATCTTCAAGTTGTTTTGAGAACTGTGTTCCAGACAACCAACCATGTGATGAAGGTGCGCCCTTTACTCCCGCTAGGTTTGAACCCTTGAACTCTTCGCGTCCCTGGATTAATGGGCCTGCTTTAGTGTTTGAAGTTCTTTTAGCCATTATCGTCCCATCGCTTTCTTCTGGCCCTTACGAGCACATGATTTACATACTGTATTGCCAAAGTAACCCATTGGGTCTTCGTGACCACAAGTTGCTTTCATCTTTGACCAATCAGGACTGGTTGGTTTACGAGATGGCTCTCCACCACGGTCTGCTACATCTACCATGCTTAGTCCTGTCCTGTAAACTTCTTATAAGCAGCATCTCTTTTGGTCTTGTCTTTAATCAACATAATCTTCTGCTTAGTAATGGCGTGACCGC